AAGGATAGCCGTTACCTACTTGCCCATCTGTAATTGGAGTGTCCATCTCAACTTCGTATGTAAATAGAGATGAGGTTGTTGTCTTAACTGTGGCATATCCGTTTTTAACAGTTGTTGGGTAAATAGCAGTAAGAAAAACAACGGGAGTTAAATTAAATCGACCTATGTCAAAAGACTTACTTCCAATAATAAGTTGGTCTCCATTAGTAGTTGTAGTTAAGTTAACAGTTCCAACTTCAATAGCGTAAGGTACTTGTGAAGGCCTAATTATTTGACCGTTAAAAGTTGCACCACTAGTAAAAGTGTTGGCAGCATTTAAACGGGCATAGTTAGTTAAGTCAGGATAGGCAATAGAAAGGGCTTCCCATTCCGTACCGCTCCATACTCGGACTTCTCTATAATTAGGCATAGTTACTCGCTAACTGGTGGTGTGAAGTTTGTGCCGTCCCATTTCCAACCAAGTTGTGGGTTGTTTTCAGCAGTACGGGTAAACTCAATAACTGTTGGGTTACTTGTAAATACGGCAGCGTGTCGTTCATCTGTTCCCATGACAACAACAACTTCTCCGTCAAGTACAAAGGCTAGATTTTTTGTAATTTCAGATTGTCTTTCACGTAAAACTTTTTTAGTTACTTCTGGTTCACTCATTTGATTCTCCTTCGGTAGATACTGTAACAGGTCCCCACTTACCTATGGGGCATGAAGCATGTGGCAATTTAGCCTTTTCAGTCATAAAACAACCGCATTTTTTACAAGTCTTTGTGGCTTGAATAAGAAATGGGCAGTTCAAACAATGATTAGTATAGCGATACTCAAAAGTCTCTTCGTCTACTCTTCCAATTTTAGGGTTGAGTAAATCCCAAGGACGAACTGAATCACCAGCATTTTTCTCTTTCCAAATATCCCACGGTCTTTTTTCCATTTTATTGTCCTAACGGTTTAACAAATAGTGAGCCTATTGTACGACCATCTTCAAAGTTACTTGAACGAGATACAACTCCGTAGCCAGTTCCAGTCTCTAAAAAGGCAGTAGTTGAATAGGTGCCAATTTGATTGGTGTAAAGGCTATCAGTAAAAGCCTTAACAGTTAAAGTATTATTAAGTGCAGAAACCTTTACTGCAGACCATCTTTCTGGAACAGAAACATCTGCCACAACAGAAAACACTCCGTTTTCCATTTTTACAACCTGTAAGTAGTAGTAGTTTGTGTAGGTAGTGCCTGTTGCTGTTTGGTCACAAACTGTATAAGAACCCGCTTGGCAACAATCGTATTGTGGAACATTTGTAAACCCATCTGGTTCACAACTAGTCTCTGAACCAACAGGCCCATACAGTTCTCCGCCAGGACAGACTTCAACGTAAGTTTCAACTAATCCGTATACATCAGGTTCACAAACTGTTGAAGATGTCGCTGGGTCACAAATTCGTGTCGGTGCTGGATTACAAACCCGCATTGGAGCAGAAAAAGGAACATAAACCCAAGTACAGTTTTGACGGTACTCTGTGTAACACGCACCTGGAACAACTACGGTTCTACATGCTCCTGGAGAAATTAAAACATATTCATCGTAATAATAAAGTTCATATCCACCAGGGCAATAATAATCGTAAATTGGTACAGTAGTTTGGGTATTAGGATAGTCACATCGTAGAGTGTAACCATTTGGAGTAGTACAAGCAGCAATGCAATAACTTTGTTGATGAGAGGCTACACAGTAAGAGTAAGTTTGAGCAGTTTGATTATAATAAGGAACAACACCCCACCAGTTATTTGCATCTGTTACACGAATAGCAACTCCTGTTCCTGGAGTAAGTTCGTTGGCTTCAAGGTCAAAATCTAAAAAACCAGCATCAATAGAGGCTAAAGGGTAATCTGATTTAGAACCTGTTGTTCTAGCATTGTTAGAGTTAATTTGCCATTGGCTTCTTAGGTTAGTCCACGCTTGACCAGATTCAGCAACTCCAAGAGTACTAACTGTATCTGTTCTATTAAATGTGTCTTCTAATTTTTCAGCCCAAAATTGTTTCCACTCACCGTTAACTTTTATGTAGCCAAACTTAGCCTTCTTCCAACCGCCATTTACTTTTGCAAATAGCCCAGAAGCAGACTTAAAGTTTCCAGATACCTTAGAACCAATAGCCATTAAAGGTCGTCCTAAGCCGTGTACTTAATCCAGATGTCTCCGTTATTACCACCAGTTGGGTCAACAGTAGAGACCGTGATGTTACGAAGTCGTGAAGTAAGTGCTTGGTCTCCTGTAAGAGTTCCTCCAGTAATTTGCAGTGTTGTGTCGGCAGCAAGAACAGCAGGTGTTGAATCTGAGTCAACCCAAAGTGTTCCTATTGGAAGACCTAAAGCAGCAGCATCTGGTTGAGTTGTTTGCATCAAGATTGGTTTAATTTCTTGGTTGTTTATAAACAATTTTCCAGCAGCGTCTATTTTAGTAAGCACAGTTCCTGCAGAGTTTTTAAAACGAAGAAGGTCTGCGGTTTGACTTGTAAATCCTTGAATGTTTAAACCCACAACGGTTGAATTAGAAGATTGAATTGTGTCGCCACCAGTAAACTTTAAATACTGAGTATGCACATCAGCGTTAATGCCGTATTCCAAGTTTTGAACACGGGCTGCTAAAGTAGACCAAGTTGTGGTGCCTGTTGTAAAGGTACCTACTCCTGCACCATATCCAGCGGAAACATGGGGCATTGTGCCAATGTAAGACTCGACTGATTGAACTTCATCTTGCAGAGTATTTATGTGCTCTGCAACCACTACCTGAGTAAAGTCAACCTTTGGGTCAAAGGGTTTTACGCTACTGGGATATACGGCTGGCATGTTGTCTCCTAAATGTCTCGGTCTATTTTGTCGTTAAATGAGGTATAAAACTGGCTTAACTATCAACCACTAGTGCTGTGAGTGTGGCCTGAAGTGGTTCTAGTACCTAAAGTGGTCTTAACGGCTGCCAAATTAGTCTCTAAGGTTTTTACCTTATTTGCTAAAGCAACTATGGTGGCTACTAGGTCCACTTCTGTAGTTCCGTTGGTGGTTCGTTCGGTAATAATATGAGCCTCAAGACCCGATAAAGAAACAGAGTCTTTTAGGGGTTTGATGTTAAGTCTTTTGTCTTGTTTAGGTTTTCCAAAAGTTCCCGTCCATATTGGGTAAGAAGAATCTCCACCCTCAAACATAACCCAAACACCATCACCAATTTCAGGTACTTGTACTTTAGAAAAACTATTTTCTTGAGGCCAAGCCCAGTCAGAGATAAAGTCTCCAGTTAATTGAGGAACCTTAAGAGTTATTCGACGATGACCTTGTGGGTCTTTATTATCAACAACCAAGCCTCTGTAAACTCCGTAATATAAATCTTGACTCATAGTGCCTCTAGGATTAGTGAGCCTTCGGCAAATGACAAGATTTCATTATTTGCTGCTGATATTTCTACAATACTTGGAGTTCCTCCAGTTTTATACAGGAACTGTACTTTACCTTTTGTTATTCCAGGGACTGTTTGCAATACAAATTCAATATCTTGTGCTGTGACTATTGAACCAAAATCTTGATAGAAATACGAGAAGTTATTAATAACTGAAGTTTTAATATTGACTTCAGCATCTGCAGTCGTATAAGCAGGGTCTAACTTGTACTGAATGTTTAGGGTTACTGGAACATACGTTGGAATTGTGTAAGTTACGGTTGTTCCTGCTAATACTTTGTCTGCTAAATATGCTTTAACCGTATCTTTTAAAGCAGTCCACTCAATAGTTTCACCATAAGGAGCGGTTGTCTCTAAACCAGGAGTTGCATCTGCATCCCCACTGTCACGTCTTGGAGCAAGATAAAGAGTGATTGATGTGTACCCAGTCGATACAGCCTTTGCTTTTCCACAGTTGTCTACAGACAAAGCCAAGTTTTCAAAGTCTTCTAATGTAACTGCTCTATTTTGTGCTCGTAAAAATAACGGAGCATTAGCACGAATTGAAGAACTACTCTCTGGGTCTTGACCACCAACTCCTGTAACTGTGTTGGTTACAGAGACGTTACCACTTAATGCAGCAGTTTGATTAGAGGTAAGTCCTGGAATGTAGGAGATTGAATCTATAAGGGAAGTTGCAATGTTTCCTATAGTTCCTCCACCAACAATATACTTTGCACGAATAATTGCTTGTAAAGTAGGAATAGAACCAGATATGCCATCACCAAATATGACAGAAACAACGTTATCTTTATCAATAATTACAGAATATACAGAATCAGCAGGACCATAATCTAATAAATGCTTTACTTGCGTCCACTTTTTATAAGAATTACCGCTCTGTACGTAAACTTCTACACTGTTTGAAACAACAGGGTCATCGTAAATAGTAAATCTTTGTTCTGAAGAACCATCAGAAGTTCCAATAATTGCGCCATAAACTGAAGAAGACTCAACGGTATTAACAGCACCCTCATAAGCAGCAACTGTTGCCTGTCCAGCAACACCACCTGCGTACGCAGGTACGCTTACTGATGTGTAGGTTGTAAATGTTACTGTTTTTACAGCAGTTCCAATTGTTACATCTGCAGTAACTCTTACTCCCGCAGGTAATTCAACAGCAGCATTTGAGTTATTTGTAAAAGTTATTGTTAAATCTGCATTGGAATAGCCCGTTGGAGAATAGCCGTAAACTTCTGCTAAAGCCAGGATAGAACTTCTTTGAGTTGCTGTTGCTAAGAATCCTTCATTAGCAATTCGGTCAATATAGTAACTTGCCATATCTCCCATGTAAGCAAATGCTTCAACTAATGCAAGACCAAAGTCTGAACCGTCTGCACCATTCCATTCAGGAACAACTCTTTGAACACGAGCAATCAACTCTTGTTTTAGAGCATAGTAATCTCGGCTTGTGTAATCAACTGACGGTGGGGTTTCATTTATAGCCATTATAGGTTCTCCTGATAAATAGGTTGTTTTCTAGAAACAGCAGCAAGGGCTACCACGGTTGTTTGTTCTTCTTCATTAGGTAGTTCATACGTTATAACTATGTCTAAAGAACCCGATAGTTCGTTTGCTACAACTTCTGTAGATACTAAGTTTAACAAAGGCAAGAACTTTATGAACCCTTGTTCAACCTCTGTTTCTATTGATGTCTCTAAACCGCTTGTATTTCCATAAACAAAGGTTGCAAGATTCGTGCCAAAGTCTGGCTCCATAACTCTTTCGCCTTTTAAAGTGCCCATAACAGAGAGAACTCTGTCAGACCAAATATCAGACAAAGTAGAAGAGGTGCTGATTTTTCCATAAGAATCTAACTTAAATGGCAACGAAATTGCTTTTTCAGACATAGTTATCCTACCCATCTTCTAGAGTTCAAAGTATATCCGCTTTCAGTTTCACTAAACATAGATGTTGGCGATGACAATGTTGGAGAAGCAGGTATCCCTAATGAATCGCCATCTTCAAGGTCAATTAAATTTAATGTTGGAATAAGGCCAAGCCCTGATACTCGTTGATTTGTAGATTCTGCAGGTCCGCTTCCCTCACACATTAAATAACCAGCACAGGTATATGTTCCTGTTTTACTCATTACATGAGTAGCAGACCTAACTAACCAAATTCCATCGTTAATGTCGTCAATTCCTTGTACATCTACTGCTCCATAAGGAGTTATACGTGGGTCTCCTTGACCTGACCACCACGCCATGTTTGTTAATCGAGCATTCTCTGCAGCACCTTTTGCAAGTACTTTTGCAGCATCAGCAGAGTTAACAACTTTCAAACTTCCATGGTCTTCAAAAAGAACTTGACTAAATTTACTTTTCATAGTTTTTTTAGTTTGAGGGGTTTGGATGGAGCCATACATTTTTCCAGTAACTGGGTCAACTCCACCTACTTGTTGTGTTCTTCGAGGTGTAACGCCTTCTCCTTCAATAAAGTCTCCAGAAGTTGGCTCAAAGTAATCTAAAGTTCTTTCAATAGGTGCGTGGAATGGAGGAGCAAATTGGTTTTCAAAATATAAAATTGGAGTTGTTCCAATAGATTTTGTTAAAACATCATCAATACTTTTAAAGTAAATAGTTGTTCCTTTTACCCACAGTGCATATCCTAATGAGGTTGCTAATGTAACTAGGTATTCCCAATAAGACGACCCCTGTTGATTTAATTGACTCCATTTGTAAGGATGACTTGTAACAATGGCTTTCATTTTAGTTTTCTTTGCAATTTCTTGAACAACTTCAGGAATGCTTTTTTTCTTCCAGATATTTGAGTCTTGGTTTTTTAAAGGAAAAGAACCGCTAATACAGGTGATTTCAACATCACTATTTACTGAAGATTTTTTAGATTTTCTAACCGTTGAGATGTACCCAGTAAATACTCCTTTTGCAGGAGCAGAGTTTGTCCAGTTTACTTGAACTGTTGTTCCAGTTTTAAACCCCTTAAAGAACAAAGGAGTTGAAATTTGATATTTTAAAATTAAAATATCATGAGTTTTAATTGATTGATGTAACTCAATCTCGTATGGTTTAGTTTTAAAGGTTGGAAAATCAGGAAAGGTTACCTTGTAACTAGTCCCATACCGTGCTTGGTATCCTGCGGGAATACTGTTAATCGCCATTAGGAATCCTTATATAAGTACCGCTAGTGATAGTAAAAGGATTAATAATTTCTGGATTAAAGTCCATAATTTGCCACCAATATTCTGGTAACCCCAATAATTTAGTCGCAACTAAATCTATGCGGTCTCCTTCTTTCCATTGATAGTAGAAAATTTCAGAGGCTTTTTCAGGGAATACTCTAAAGACTGTTTGTTCAAAACTATCTTTAACAGAGTTGTAGGCTTTAAAAATAGTGCCATCTGCATATCGGCTATCTAAATAAATCATTATTTCACCTTTATATCGTAGAACCTAGAAGCAGATATGTGCAAAGTAGTTAGTGTTGGAACCATTCGTTCATTAAAAATTGCGTGATTAACAGCAACTGAGTTAATTCTACATAAGTACCGCATGTTGTTTCCTAAATGAAACTCTACGGCAACTCCGTTTAACCAACCAATGTCAGCGGTCTGTCCACGTAAAGCACTCTTATAAGTTCCCCAGTCACCATGAACTGCTTTAAACAAGTACTCTAAATCGTACATAGTTCCTTTGTTGTATATTTCTTTTATGTCTTCAACCAACACGTTTTCTGAATAAAGGTCTGTCGAAACAAAGGTTTTTCCGTTTGCACTCTGTAAGTTTCCGCTTGCTGTAACGTAGTTCATGTCTTCAATACGGTTTAAATACAGGTCAAACTGCAACCCACTTCCTCCTTCTAAAGGAAGCAAGGGGTTGTATTGGTCTCTTCCACTCATTAGTAATTCTGGAGATTGACCCCCCATTTGACCATAGTTCAGAGATATAGAAGTGGGGTTGTAGTGAAATCTAAAGCCATAAGGCTGTAATGATGTTTTTTTATCTTTTGATTGTTTTTTGTAATACGCTGCTGTGTCAGCACTCATTTGAATTACTCCACGAGTTCCTTTTAATTTAAAAGCACTAGTTAAAGCATCTTTAAAATTTTCAGGAGTTGTTCCTTTTAAAGTAGTTAAAGAAGTCTGTAATGAGGGAGCAACTGATGCAGCATTAAAATAACTCTGTTTAAGCATAGGAGCGTTGTATTTCCAAGTTGTTCTTGGAGTTGCAGGACCTGCTGCTGGACCACTTCCAGCAGGACCGCCACCTGCTGCAACATCTGCAACACTTATAGATTTGTAATCTGTAAGGTCTTTTAAATTGTTTTGATTGGCTTGTAACGCAGTGTTAAAGTTGCTAATTTGATTACTAAGTAAGTTCATACGATTTTTTGCTGCAATTGTTTTATTATTTGCAGTGGCTAATGCTGCTCTTTTAGCAACAATATCTCCTGCACTAGGGTTTTTAGTTACGTATTCTTGTAGTTTAGTTACCTCAGCCCACCCAGCAATATACGCTTTTTTCTCAATGTCATAGTTTTTTTGTAGTCTTTCAAGACTATCTTTTTCACTTTTAACGGCAGTTTTTATAGCAGTAATTGTTTTAAGAACTGTTACTGGGTCTTTTAATTTTGCGTCTGAAAGTTTCTGTACGTAGCCGTACGATGCTGCTTTTCCCGCCATTATCCTCTACCAATCGTGTTTAGTGTCATGGTTTTTTCTAGTTCTCTTTTTACAACAGAAACTAACTTCATTGCTTCGGCTTCACTTGTTCCGCTAAAAGAGGCATTGATTGTAATTTGTGGAGACAGTATTTGTAATCCGTTACCAGACATAGTGGCTCCAGTAGACGAAGGAGAACCACCTCCGCTAAATCCTTTATAAGAGTTTGACCCTGTGTTTCCACTAACCCAAGCAGAGTTGCTAATAGCACTAAGAATAGTAGAGGTATCTGCACCACCTTTTAGAGCGTTAACAATTGCGCTATACCCACGAGCATCAGCATTCTTTCCTGTTAAGGTATTAATGGTTGCTTGAATTCCTTCTTCCCAACTTCCATACGCTTGCACTCTTTGATTTTTTGCACTCATGCCATGAGAAGTTGACGTTTGAAGGGTGGTATTTAAGGGGTTATAACTTGCACTGTTATTCCAGTGACCACCTTCTCTACTTTGCCAAGTAGCAAGAGCATTGATATTAGTATCTGTTACGGGAGCACCCATAGCGGTAAGTAGTTGTGTAGCCCAACTTTTAATGTCGCCAGTTCCTTTAACAAGGTTTGCACTTCCACCAGAACTACCAATACCGTTATCTCCACCACCTATTTGTCCAACAGACGCTTGCAAAATTGCGGTGGTACTTGAAGAACCTAATAAATTTGAAAGTTTTACTTCGTTTGCTTTAACTCCAGAAATGTCAGAAGTAAGAGGACTAGAACCTAAACCACCAGAAC